TTGTAACCAACCCTCTTATCATAGACCATAGTGCCGGAACAACTGTCTTAATAATCGCTACACCAACTCTAACCAACCCTCTCCATAGCGTAGTAAGTGCCGGGGCGACTTTCTGGTATATAGTCAGAGCCTTTACTTTAAGAGCCTTGATAGAAGTCCAAATTGATGCTCCGTAATTAACTACGGACATAATTATTGCCTTTCCTATGCCAAGAACCTTTTTAGCTATCTTAAACATTAGGAAATACTTTATCGCAGCTCTTATAAGGTCTTCATGGGTCTTAAAAAAGGCAACAAACCTTTGCTTTATCAATTCAATAAACATTATAAATCCTGCCAACCTCTTTTTAAAATCTCCTAAAAAGGCTTGGATAGAGTTAATGGTCGATTGAACTGACCCGAAAAGAAACTTAATAAACCCTACCACCGTTTTAAATATCCATTTTAAAACTGCGGAAATACCTATCGCAATATTTTTAATGAATGCCGCATTTCTGGAAATAAAATTAAGCATATCATTTATCGCAGTCTTAACAGAATTTAATAGACTGTTCGGGTCATTGGTATGTCCTATGATTGCTTCAATGAATTTATCTTTCATTGCTCCAAGCCTTTGCTTAATATTCTCGAAAGTTACGGGTGCCGCAGCAGCAGCTCCTTCAAACTGTTTCTGAGACTTAACGAAATTCATTACCGCCCCTTTCATACTTTCAGTACCCGCTTCAAACTTTTGGAATTGCTTCATAGTCTTCTCAGTAATTCCAAACTCTTCAAAAGCAGAGCCGGTTCCATCAACTGCGGACTCTATGGCACTTGCAACCTCTGTAACATCTTTACCGGAGGCTGCTGCCCAATCATTTAGTATACTGATAGTATCATCCGACATATCAATCCCTTTTCTCATAAGGATTTGAGAAGAGTCCATAAACTGTTCGGCAGTTCCAAATAAATCCCCTTTGGCTACTCCGTCCTGGAATTTTTTATAAGCCATTAATGCATTCGTATATCCTCCAAAAGCAATACGCCCTTTCCCTAACATATTGTCAAGATTTTCGCCTGCAGACATAAGGGATTCCATACCTACCTTAACTGCAAAAAGACCTGCCGCAACTTTGGCATAGCCTTTTAACTTATCTAAAGATGTAGCAAGTTTTTCTTGAATTTCTTCTTGCTTCTCTAACAGTTTATTCCTTCTCTCAGTAAGTTCTGCTAAGGATTTACTGTCTTTAGTGAGGGTTTTTGTGTCATCCGCTACACTTTCAACGGCAGTCTGCATTGTCTTCAAACCTTTTAGGGTCTTTGAGGAAATTTGTAATGCAAAGTCTAATTCTAATCCATTTTTTGGCATAGCTTACTTCTTTTTGTTTGCTTCTTTCTCTTTCTCTATAACTTGTTGTTCAAGTTTAAAAATATTGTCTCTTGTCGTTACATCCATTTTCATTACTTCAGAGTACTGTTGTCGAAGCCTGTTCATAAAAAAATGTACGATTACATCTATATGATTGCCCTCTCTTGGGGAAAAAAATCTTGGGAGCCTTTTTATGGCAACCCAATGTATGAATGGTCTCAGTTTGAAAACTGTCTTGTTTAGAATTGTGCCATCGAACAATCCTAATCCGAGAAAAAACTTGACCCCTCAATTGAGACCGCTGTTTGTTTCTTACAATGTGGACACTTCTCTTCATAAAAGAAAGGTAGTGTCGGGGAGTAGTCTCTCAGAATTGACCTTATCTCCGATAAATCCTTTTTAAAAAGTTGTTCGTCAAATAGCTTTATGCCTAAAGGTCTAAACGCTTTAGGAGGTAACTCTCCCTGAACCTCTCCATTTTCATCAACCTTTAGAATTTTAATTAGGCAAGATGCTGCAATTCTTCTCCAAAAATCAACTGTATCTGCCGAATAAGACTCATACTTAATTGCGTCTGCTAATGTAGGCATTCTAAAAATAAATTGATTGAAGGTAACTCCATTAAATGCGTCGAAAGGATGTTGGACTCCTTCAGCCATCTTTTTAATTTCATATTCAAACCCTTCTGGGAGGTCACAAACCAACTCTCTCCAATCATCTCTCTTTTCAAGCAAGGCTACATTTTCTGCTGCCATCTTAATTTTAGATAGTTCAATATCTGTGATAAATACCTTTCCACAATACTTGCATTGTGACTCTTGATTCTTTACGTGTTCTGCCCACAGTATTCGATGAATTTCTACAAGGCAAGTATTTATATCTGCAATAGACAACCTCAACACTTCTTTAGGCAAGGTCACAGCATTGTCTGATAGATACTCTTCTCTCATAGCAGCTCCAACACGAGTACCTCCTATTTCCTTAATGCAACAAGCGACAACATTTCCCATCCATGTGTAGGGTTGGTCTGGCAACCTTTCAAGAATAATTTTTTCTGCTGCTCCATTTATACGCAAAAGGGATACATCTTGAACATATCCGTCCTCATAACTATACCCTATGGGTAATTTAAATTTTAAGTTCATTCTTTATTGCTTTTTAAGTTCAAAAAATATTGCTTGCCGTAACGTCTATTTTATTCATGGTATGAATACACTACTAAAGTAAGATAATTCAATGCCGGGGCAACCTATTGACGCTTATCGGCATTTTATGTGTTGCATATAGGTAACGTATCACAAAAATAAAAAAAGTCAGCCAACTTCGTAAGTTTTAGCTGACCTTTACCTATTCATTAAACACTCGAAAATTAAAGTTTATAGTAGTAGTCAATCGTTCCTGTTAAAGATTGCTGATACTTCTCTTCTCCATTAACATCTAAAGAAGGTTCTGTTAGCGTTTTAAACCGGAATCCTACAAGTTGTAAACGGAAGGCTTCTTTCCCCCAATGAGTTTTTACAACTGTCCCATCAAATTTAAGCCCTTCGTGAATGCACTTTTGTACTAACTCTTCTAAAGCAGCATCGTCTGAACTACCGTCTAAAGTCCTTGTTAAAGAAAGCTCTGTGTATCTCGCTATCTGAGTTGGGAACTTATACTCGATATTTGTTCCTGCGTCTACTATCATTACATCGCTTGATTCAATACCAAGACCGTCTAATGTCTCAAAGTGTGGAGAAACTAATCCGGGCATCTCTATCCAAAAACCGTTTGCTACAAGCAAATCTGAGGGCTTACGTGGTCGTGCCATGTTATCTATTTTTTAATTTGTTATGAAAAATTTGTTATGAGAGACCCATCATTTCGGTTTAGCTCTATGCGGATGCTTTCTACTTGTTCTGTTGGTATGTATTCGATTATAATTTTCAGCAATTTTCTGTCTTGTGGGTCTGTCTGAACATCAAGGACTGCTGCCTCTTCAAAGCTAACAGACCTTTCTAACGCACCGTTTTGATACTCGCCTAAAAAGTAGTTGAATACGGAAACGTAAACGGCTCTTTGAAGTTCCGGGTCATTAGGTTTCTGAACCACCCATAATAAATTAGACTCTAATTGTTTTGCGTAGTAGCTCGTTAGTCTTCTTATATGAATCGAATGGTACAAAGAATTTGTACTCATAGTCCTTGAACTAAACAAAAAGAATCCATACCCTTGCTTAAAAATCGCTATATTAGTAGAGTACCTTTTGACATAGAGGGTCTGAGTAGCTCTACTTAATTCTCTCGGAACTATATCAACAACATCTGTGAAGGAAGAATCTATACCTCCTGGAGGTGTGTGAATAAAGTCCCTGTTTAATCCGGGAACTCTAATGAACCCTGCTCCTATAACAACTCCAATAGGTGGTACCCAAACATTGCTGCCATTTTCATCTCCTGTCTTAACCCAAAAATTATAGAACGCTCCACAATGGGTTAAATTTGTCTGAAGTAAATTTGCGTAAGTCTCTACCGTAGCCTCACTTGCTAAATAAGGTAAACAACCTACCCATACAGGTCTGTTATCATGCCCTAAACAATACGTGCTACCATCTGTACCTACTGCGGAAGAAAAATGCTCTGCGTTTGCAACTATCTGAACATCTTGGTCGTCAAGGATGGACAAACCGTCCACACCTGCGGGGTCAGATAAAAAGTCTGCTTCTACCGGTGCAACATAGGTGCCTGAATCTAAATTTGTAGTCACTACCGTATTTATTGTCAGTGCCGTATTAATAGATACTGCAAAAATAAAATTGCTTTCTTCATTTAATTTTGCGAGCAGCTCTGCACAATCACTTGCCTCCCATGATTCAACTCTTTGAGAATTATACCAAACCTCAAGCACAAGTTTATCCGCAGAACCGCTTACGTGACCTATCGGATAGGCTTTGGTGAAAACACCTGAAGCATCTGGAGTCATGTTTGCCCAAGTACCTGGGTCTTTATATCCTTTTTGCCCTGCCCACAAGGTCATAACATCTGCCGGTGGATTTGCATCTACTATATTTGTTAAAACATTTACGGTTGTTCCCGAAGCAATTGCTTCAATATCTAAGACTACTCCTGAACCTCCCGGAATTTTTTGTGTGGTGTAAAGCCCCCAAGTCGCAGGAAATGTTGTAATAGCTGCCTGTGTCTGAGTAAAAAGACTATTAACAATATCTTCTTGGGTTTCTCCTGCTGCAACAACATGAGTAGCTCCAACATCTGAACCCTCTACAAGTTGTATGCTATCGCCAACTTCAAAAGAGGTTATGTCCCAACGTTTTATTTCTCCATTACCTACACCTGCGGGAACGGTAATTGTGATGCCTACTACAAGCGATATACTCCCGTTTGCAAGAGTGCCTGTTGCCGCCAAAGATGCTGAACCTAACAAACGTACTCCGTAGATAGTTGCTCCAAATTCATTAGCATTTTTATATATGTGTCTTGTTACATACGCCCCATAATTACCGTCTAAGCCTCCAAATTTTAATCGGTCTTCTTGAAGGCTTGTAACTTTTACAGCCTTATTAGGAATACCTCTTTCTCGCTCCATTAGAAGCCCAATGTTATGTTTGGCAGTATCTTGGAAAGGGGTTAGCCCATTAGCTACGCCTTCCTGTACAATAATGCCTACCGGTGTTTGTGCCATCTGATTATACTATTTTAATAACGTTCTCTTGAATATATTTTCTTAATGATTCTCTTACTACGGGAGTGTCGTACAACTCAATGCTCCCTCCTTTTGGAATTATGTATGAAGTCTCAGCAGAACTTCCTTGAATTATGCAAAGATTCATTTTCATCGCCATAAGGTTTTGTACTCGTAGCTTCTTTGGTGCGGGTGCTTTCTGTTTACTTTGTGCCTTTACAGTCTCTACAATTTCAGCAGAAACTTTCTTTGATTTTTTTGATTTCCTTTCTTTTTTTGCCATAATATCTTATTCTATTACATCAATACCTAATTGACTGATTGTGTTTGAAGAATCTTGGTCTTGTGCATTTGGTGTAGTCGCAGATTGTTGTATTTCTACTGTGCCAATAACTTCATCGTAATCTTTTGTTGCAACAAGGTCTGCCCAAACTCTTAATTCAAACGTATATACTGTTTCGTGAACACCATCTGCTCTCGGACTTTCTTGTGCCTGAATAGAATATTTTACAAAGTCCCCATAAGCTGTTCCATCAATCTCTTCATAATTAAATATGAACCTCCCTATGTTGGTATGAGTAAATTTACGAAAAAACCAATCGTTTATTGCATTATATTCGGATTCTTTTTTTGTTGCAATGCTTACTTCAAATCTACAATCCAATAAAATACCGCTTGAAACTTCTGTAACAGTATCAATCTCATTGTCATTTGTAGTATCTCTTTCATCAACAAGCCGTGACTTATACCTATTATTATACCCTTCTCGTGGCTTTGGTATAAAGTTTTCTACGGATAATACCGGGTAATGTTCAAAATCTTCCTCAGTAAAATCCACACTCGACTTTTTAAAGAATCTAAATTCAGTAGTAAACAACTCTGCATCATCAACATCTGTAATAGAAACAACATTAGACTCGAAGTCTTCTCCAACACCTCTTCCTAAGAATTGTTGGTAAAAATTTAGGTTAATATTTTTAATGCTGTCTATCACTTCTTTTTTGTATAAAACTCTAACAACTTTTTTGATAAATGCTTTTGGATCTTTGGAGTTACGTCCTCTAAAGTAAGTCTCCAAACAGGTCTGGGAGGAATCCCCCTATCTCTTCTCCCATGCTCAAGAATAAACGAAAGCTCTGAGTAAGTTAGTCCGGAAACGTGTTTGCCGCTTTTTACTGTCACAGAACTGCCGTCAATAATTATAGCCTTCAAATAATCCCCTGTCCAAATAAACGGAGTCGTGCTTGTTACACCACTTCTTATTCTTGCCTGTATTGTAGATTGTGCCAACTTAAACCCAAACTTGTTCCTTTTAATGTTGCTGATTAAAGCCTCTTTGTACATCTCAGCTATAACGGGGCCTTCAATTTCAAGGAAATCCTCTAATTTTTTAGACCCGAATTTTGTAGCAAAGCCTTTAAGTATTTTTGAACCTTTAACTTCCATGTTAATCCCCTCCCCTTATATTATCTTGCAGTTGTATCTGTAATGCCATGCAAGAGGAGAATTTCGGAACTTCTCCAAGATATTGCAACCGTAGAATCATGTAGGTCTCGTCTAAAAAAGATACTTGAATTTTCTTGGAATCAATTCTCCAATCTCCTAATATACTTTCAACATCCAAAGGAGATAAGTAAAGAGTGAGGTCTGCATCTTCTGTTAATCCGTACTTGCCTCTTGAATGGGGACTAAGCCCTCTGCTCGGAAGCACATTAAAAGTATGTGTAACAGAAGTTCTTGGAGAATCCCCTACAAAATCTTCGTAGGATTTTCCTGTGTCCTGTTTTTCAAAGAACGTTATGTCGCAACAAAAAGGACTATTCTGGACAGTCTCGCAAAATCTCCTCTGTAAAACTTGAAACCGTGAAAGGGTTAGAATCGTAATAGGCATAATAAGTTGCTTCTCTCTCTAAGTTAATTTCAGTAAAGATTACCTGATTAGGTCTTAGCGAAGGGTCATTAAATCTTTTTTCAAACCGTAGCCTTATTTTATTTTGGAGCCTGTAATAAAAACCATCATCTCCCCACACACTATCTGCCCCTACTTTTGCAGCATCTCCAAGAGGTTCTAAAGCATCTGAGTCACTAAGGGAAAAAACATCTCCTATTGTAACTGAAATATCCCCTGCTCTCGCCATACCATTTAGCCCGGAAAAATCACAAGATAGATTCTGGTCTGTATCATTAAGGAATACCGTCCCTATTTCATCGTCTGCCGCAAATTGCTCTCTCTTCTTATCCACCATGTGGAATGCAAGCCATAAAGTAAGGTGCTGATACTCTTCACACTCCAAGAACGAAACTAATTTTCTCACATCATTTTCACACGAACACCTGGTCTTCCTATAATATATAAAGTAGTGAGTCAAAAGTTCCTCAAGGTCGCTATAAGAATTAAGGTAGGGAAGCATTATCGGAATTGCTTCTGACAATACTGCCTCCTCAATACTAAGAAGATTGGAAGGGTCTATAAGTCCTTTATATGCTGCCGGTTGGGCAATCGCATACTTTTCAGAAGAGTATAAAAGCTCTTGAAAGACTTTCTGTAAGGTGTCGTAATTCGAGAACTCTATGTTAGTTACAATGTTATCGGAAACATCTTTTATAACTAAAGCCGTGTTATCCAAATGAAGTTTATGTGTACTGTCTTTCTTCTTAATATACATTATAGGAGTAGGGAATCGGTCAAATGCCAATTCCCTCGCTGCCTGTAATATATCATCAAGATTTGCAGTCGCCATATCTTTTCTTAGATTTTACTCACTATGTTCCCATGTTGAAGGATGCTTGCAACATCTACCGGCAAATCTACCCTGTCCTTTTCTTTTAAGATATACTTTTGCCTGACAATAGTACAAACATGGTTCTTGAGAACGAGTACCTTGCACGTCTTAGAAGTTTCTGCAATTATTACTGCTTCTGTTTCTTCTGGTTGCGATTTTTTCTTAGCCATTTTGAAGTCCGTTTGTTGTTATAAAATAGAGTCTATGCCGTTAAACATTTCACGATATTAAGGTCTTCAATAATTCCAACTCCCCAAATGCCGTACCAAGCAAGACCGTGCTTACGTCCATAATCACGTACACCATCATCTCTTAGTTCAACTTCTTGTGAGATTGCCCACCCATAAGCATTTTCGCCCATGAAGATAGCTTCCCATCCGTTGGTAGCCGTAAATCCTGCACCATACTTAACAACTGCCTGTGCCTGTGTTAGTGTCGGAATTTGTGTAGTCTCTAAGAAGATTGTTCCTTCATACATACCAACTTCTCCAAGGAATAGCTGACGACCTGTTCCACGATATTTGTGAGCATCAATCCAGTTAGCATCATCTCTTAGCTGTCTTAGTTGGTGTGGTGCCGCAATACATACGTAGTACTCTCCTCTAATTTTAGGAGCATCGTTGTTTGCTAAAATCTCAATGGCATCTTTAATGGTTCCTGTGGTTAGACCGTCTCCATCAACTAATGCCGTAGCATTCGCTTTTTGTGCCCCATAAACTGTATTAGTAGCCGTAAGAAGTTCATCTCTAAACTGAGCGTCCAATACTGTCGCATAATTATTTGCAAGCAACTTAGAAGCCTCCCCTAATACATCATGTAAAGAAGTTTTAAGAAGTAGTTCTGTAACAACTGTCGCATTACCATGCTCTGTTACATTAATAACAACCTCCGCAGTACTCATTCCTTCAGCCTCAAGATCTGTTCCCTCAGTAAGGGTACCTCCGCCTGATAAATTATTGTACTTTGTAAATGCAATTGACTTACCTCTGTTTCCTGTTGTCAGTTCTCTTTTTACTTTCGCAAATTGTAGGAACTTTAGTCTTGGCTGCGATTGGTAGATAATTTCTTTTGAGAAAAAATCTCTTACTGCTTCCGGAATTTGTGCAAATCCTGCTCCTGTCGTAACTGCCGTTGTAGTAACATTGGCTCCAAATGCTACAAAAGGAAACAATAAAACTACCGCAAGTATGTTTCTAAAAAATTTAAATGGTCTCATTTCTTTTCTAATTAAAACGTGTTAAAATAATTTTCTACCCCTGATATTTTATTGACGAAATTTCTTTTGCCAATTTTTCCCTGTTCTTCGCAAAAGACGCATCATCCATACCTTTGATATTGACCTGTTTTTCAGGCGGTTTCGCTGTCGTTGACGTAGTTGTTGGGGTCTGTATTGTATTCTTAGGGTCTACCTGTGAAGGTGTGTTTGTTATATTCCCTAAATTTGTTGTAGAAGCTGAAGTCGTAAGTTCGTTTTTTGGGTGCGTATTGCCATAAAGTCTTCTAACTTCTTTGGCGGTTGCAATTGATTTGTCTATTGCTTCTTTTGTACTTCCTTGAACCATTTGTGGAATAACATCATCCCCAAGTTCCTTTAGTTTGCGATTTCTATACTCTTCAACTGTTCCCTCTTGTATGCTTGATAGTTTTTTCGTGAAAGGCTCTAAAGTTGTTTTAAGAATGTCTGGCAAATTGGTATTAAAGGCATCGGAAATCATTTTTGCCACATCCTGTTTTTTTAGAGACTCGGATTCGTCTTTAGGTTCGGGTTCGGGTTCTTGAAGAGTTGTCATCTCATTGATTTGTTCTTGAATTGCTTGAAGTTGCTCCGATAACTGAAGGGAGTTACTTTCTTTTTCTGCTGAAGACTCTTGAGATTTAAATAAGGAATCTTCTAAAGAAGCAATCTTGTTTTGGAGTTTGTCCTGAGAACCTTGCAGTTTAGCTTTCTCTGTCATTGCCCCATGTGCCATAACTTTTTTCGCAAAGTTTATAACGTCGGGATTATTCGCAAGATTAATATTACTGTCTCCTACACTTAAATTTTCTAAAAGTTTGAGTAGTTCGTTCATTAGATGTGCGTTTTAATGTTCTTAAAAATTTAAAGTCTATTGTTTATTTCTATCAGCAGCAACACCTCTTAGTTTCGATGTCCCCGCACTAAGCGTCGCATTTGTATTCATGGTGTTCGCATTCGCTACCTGAGCAGGAATACCTATTTCATCTGTAAGGAATGCGTCTTTAACTTGTTTCTGTCCTCCTACCGTGTGGATTGTGTGCAGTTCATCTGCATCTACGTCATGCAATTTCTTTTTCATAACTAATTATTTTTAGTTGGTTAATATTATTTACTCAATTATTGAGTTTAAGCCATTTTTAAGGCGTTTTTAAGCACTTTTGTACTAAAAACATATGAGTACAAGGCAAATAAATGCCGATGCTTTAAAACGGTAAATTTCAACTTTGTTATCTCTCTAACACAAATATAATAAAAATATTTAAAAAAGTAAAGATGTTTCGCTTACTCTTCTATGTTTTGCTCTTTTTTAATGAGAGGTTCCTCATCTTCTGCGGACTCTCCTAAGAAGTCTTCTGGAGATGTCTCCACCTTTATATCCTCCATAGGAGGTTCCTCATCTTGGGGAGGTGCGTCTTCTTCGGTAGGCGGGGCCGGTTCACTTAATAACGTGACTTTCCCTTGTAAGGTTGCAAGTTCTAAAGCATCTTCTTCAATTTCCTTCATCAGTTCGGGTATGTTATTTGTGCCAAGCCTATCCATGACCCTTCTTCTGGAGGTAACTTTCATATCTAATTCTTGTTGTGCGAGTTGAATTTCATTCTGCCTATCTTGAGGGAATCCATATGGGAATATGGGCTCTACTTTAAAGTCATCTTCAAATTTCCCTGTTGAAGATGCAGCATCCATTATCCGGAGATTTTTATTCGTCGGGTCAAAAATCCTTATGTATTGTACCAAGACACTATTTATCTCAGCAATCCCTTGTCCATACGTCAACCATTTTAAATCTACTTTTTGAATTATCGGTTGAAATGTTAGTTGTAAGGCTGCCGCACTTGTTCCGCTTATAGACTGAATCTTCCCTAAAAAATTCTCCGGGACATCACTCATCTCGTGCATGGATGTTTTAATTAACTCCATAAATTGTTGTGCTGCCGACAAATCAGCATCTAAGCCCAAGTTAAATACATTAGCTTCTGGTGGAAGTCCTGACCAAACCGTTCCAAGTTTCTTTTTAATATTACTAAGAGTCGCTCCTGTAACAATGGTCGTTGGTGCAACATAGTAATCTATAATGGATTTTATCTCATGTGCTAATTCATTATACGTCTTATTTAAAGACAGAATATCTACAACATCACTTTGCCCAAAATACCCGTCTGAAGTAGGCTTATTCTTTATATGCACAATAGGGATAAACCCTAAATTATGTACCTGAACCGTTTTCTCTGACTTGTCTTCAGTTTTTGCAGAGGTTCTCTGGAACCATGTCGTTGTTTCAGTTTTCGTGTACTTAGTTACCTTTGTTATGAACCCGTCTTTGTTAGCTCTTAAAGGTTGCCTAATTTCAAAACTCTCCATATCATTATAATCCCCTTTGGCAAATTCAGGAAAGGAGTACCTCGAATCAAGAACCTTAACGATTCCATGATTTTTCTCTTTATTCCAACCTACAAACATCCAACAGTCTCCTGTTATGCCTCCCATTTGAAGCATCTCATAAGTTGTTGTAGGTCTTTTATTTCTATTCCAATGCTTCAAGAGTTCTTTTTCTGCTGCCTCCTCTAAATCTTTAGGAATTGTGTCCGTAGAATACGAAGACACCTGCAAAGAGAAAGACTTTTTACCTACAAGAAACTGTGCCGGCTTATCTACAAAAGCTCTCACATAGTTAAACTGCATAAACTGATGATTATTCGTTCTCCAATGGTACCCCTTATAGAAGTTCCAATATAGATAGTAATAAGTTACTCTATCTATTTCATTATCATACCCGGACCCATTTATTATATTTCCCGTAACAAATTGTCTGAGATTTTCAGTACCAAGGTCGCTTCTCCATTGAAAGTTTGATGTAGGCATCTTAATCTATTTCTTTAGTTTGGTGTAAATTTACCAAGAATTTTTCTTAATGTTCCCATGAATCCCTGAATTATTAAAAAATGGGTTGTCATCTATAATGTTTATATCATAAGTCTCTTCCTCCTCCATAATCTCGTTGGCTGCTATAATGAACAATCCTATGGAATCTCCGTAATCATCAAAATTTCCCGGAGATTTGTCTGCAACTAAGTCGCTTCCACTATAATATTTCTGCATGGACTTTAGTTGGTCTTCGCATTTTTTATACTCTTCAGTTGCTCTGGCATTTTTATTTGCCGGAATTGTCAATCTTTTTGCATCAATGTCACTTCTTAGAGCCATCCACATATCTGATTTTGAAGCTCTTGTAAAAGTATACGGGTTAATGTGAACCCATCCATCAGTTTCAAATTGAAGTCTATCAACTACCGGGCGACCTACTCCTGTATAATCTGCCGCTAAACATGAAACATTGTAATCCTCCAATGCTTGCATAATAACCCTGTGTTGAATTTCATAATTCTCGCCATGAAGTTCAATAAACCGCAGGATTTCTTTTTTGGGAATGTCTTCAAACTCCTGCTCTAATACTCTCCCTATTGTAAGAACTGTACTTGCAGAATCTTTTGCAATATCAAGCCCTGCGCAAATTTTCCATTCTGGGTCTACTGTATATTTAAAACCTTTTTTCTTATTAATAAGGCTAATCCACTCTTTGTCTGTAATAAGCATCCCCGTTTCAAGACTCCAAATAAGTGCATAACTTAGCTTGAAAGTTTCTGAGTGAAGTCCTCTCTTGGCTATGACTTTCTTAACAATTTTCTCATAGTTTAGATGAAACCTTTTTTTGTCTATTGCATACTGTTCCTTTTTTTGTCTGAATACCTCTATGTAGTCAAATTCAAAGTGCATTCTTAATCTTTTATTAACTATTTTTCTATTGCGAACAACATTCCTTTGAATTTCGTACCAAAAATCATTCTTAATAAGTCCTGTGGTTCCGCACTTAACAATAGTCCCTGCGGTTGCGGTTACCATCGGTTCAATAGACTTCTCAATAATAAAAGATTCTAATTCCTGGGCTTCCTCTATGATAACTAAGTCATATGTCTTTGATTCAATCTTAGAGGTTTTCCCTGCGGTTTGCCCTGTAAGAGTTGACCCATTGCTTAATACATACTTTGCCCCATAATCTAAAGATACTCCTATTTCATCATCATCTAAAATAAGTGTAGCATTCTCACTACTTATCCTTGTCATGGCTCTTTGATATGTCGTAACTACCTGGTCGCTTTGAGGTGCAAATAAGCCAACATGAAATCCGTCCTTAAATTGGTCCAGGTCGGGAAGTATCTTTGCTAAAATAGGTAGTAATACCGTAAGTGTAACAATACAGAAAGCGAGAGTCTCTGATTTTCCGGATTGCCTACACCAAAGAAGAGTAACAGTCTCTCCTTCAAAAGCTACGATGGAATGAATTATTCTAAAGGCCGCTTGTTTTTGATAGCCGTACAAAGGTATTCCTGTCAAAGCCATTCCAAATACGAGGGTTTTATCTGTTATCGCTATTGGGTCATACCCTATAACTAAAGTTTCTTCTGTAAATTCGTCTATTGGAAGTTCGTCTAAGTTCGTTCCATCTGTTTCAAAGACATGGGAAGGGGATGCCTTCCCCTTGCGAGTACGTTTTTTTGACATTTTAGGTTCTTTTTAAGAGGTCTTCTACAAGGGAGGTTGAGTTTCCTCTCTTGTAGAAGACCCTTTTTTTGGTTTGTTTCTTCCTTTAAGCCTTTTAATTCTGGCTCTTTGTTTTTTCACAAAATCTTTAAGAACTTGTTCATGGTCTACCTGATTTTCTTGCTTTAGCATATTATTAAGTTTTAATCTAACAATCTAAATTTATTGTCGATAAGTTGGTGTATTGATTCTATTGCAACAACAGCCCCATTTAAACTTTCTTGAGTTTCAAGATCTCTTTCTCTTGTATAATTATTAAGTTCTTTAAGCTCTGCAGTATGGCTTTCAATAAGTTCTTTAATTTCTTTTTGACATTCTTGCCTCTCTGCTCTTAGTAGAGACTTCTCCTCCTTGTACATCTTTAGCAACTGCCAAATAGCTAAACCGCAGCCGACTATTAAAGGGGATTGCTCGGCGAACCTCTGAAATAATAAAGTGAAATCCATTTTTTAAGGGTTTATTAAAAAGTTTTATAAAGTACAAAATTAGCACTGTAAATATCATCGCCGCCGTTTATTACATTCCATTCTACAGTAATGTCTAAAGCATTTATAACAGTTGTATCTATTGTTTGTACGTCTTGGAAAACGTACCCGCTTACTTTTCGATCGCCGTCCTTTACATAGGCAAAATTCCCGTTGGTGCTTATAGAACCAACGGCCCCAATAGTAGCGATAGTGAAGTCCATTTCTATTTCCCACCCTT